TCTGCATGGCCGCCTGTACCAACGCTGGCAGGGCCTTGATGATGCCATCAATCAGGCCGAATAACAGTTTTGTCCCCGCGCTCAAAATAACCGGCAGTAAATCCAAAATCGCCTTGACCAGCATATCCATGAGACTCAACGCGCCGCTGACCAGCGCATCCATATTGCGGGACAGCCCTGAAGCTAACGCCGTGATGAGCTGGCTGCCGATGGTAATGAGTTGGGGCATAAATTCGTCAATGATGCTGACCACTTGCTTGAACACATCGTCAAAAGCCCCGGCCATTTCCTCCACGGAACCCTCGCCGTGAATTACGCCAAGAAATGCCTCGGATAGCGAGGAAATGGATGGAAGCATCTGCCCCAAAATCTGCGCCTTGAATTCATTTGCCATTGTGCCGACAGAAATTTTGGTGTTATCCATGACGGTCTTGAGATTGGCCATTTTCCCCGCATCGGTCTGCGCCAGAGCCTGATTCACGCCGTCCATGCTTTCCCCGACCATATCAATGACAAAGGCGGTGCGCTCGGCTTCGGTGGCCGTCTTGAACCACTCTTTTTCTGTTTGGGACAGGGTAAACCCCTGTTTTGCCAACCCATCAATGTTTCCCATGATGGCCTTGCCCAGCGAGGTTGCCACGTTCCGGGCCTGCTCCTCGGAAGCGGTGGTGCCGTGCTGGTAGGCGATGTAATCGTTCATAACCGGCAGCATATCGGAGATGGCTTCTTTTTTCTCCACAAAGGAGGCCAATTCAGCCATCGCAGTCACTTGGGCCGTTTTGGATACCACGCCGTTTTTCTCTTGCTGCTCGGCCAGCTTAATCAGGCTGTCCACCTCGTCATCGGTGACCCCCATCATATTCCTCATAACTTGAGTAAGCAAAGTGTGGCTCTCGGTGGCTTTGGTGGCCATTTCGGAACTGTCTGAAATATAATCCTTGACAGCAGAACCCACCGCCTTGACTGAATCAATGATAGCCTTTACCCCGGCCTTAATCGCATCGGCGGCGAGACTGGCCTTGAGAACATCCCCAAAGATGGACGTTTTTTCCTTGGCACTGTCCACCTCTTTACCGAATTTATCCGTCTCTTTCCCCGCGCCGTCCAGTTCCTTCCCGGCATCATCAAGGGCGTTTCCAAATTCGTCCGTTTGCTTTTCGGCATCGTTCAGCTCTTTCCCCGCGCCGTCAAGGGATTTGCCGAATTCGTCTGTTTCTTTCCCGGCCCCGTCCAGCCCCTTCTCGGCTTCGTGCAGGGCTTTGTTATTTTCGTCCAATTCGCGCTCCATGCCGTTCAATTCGGCCTGTGCGTTGTTGAGCTGAATCGCCCACGCTTGGGTGCGTTTGTCGTTGGAGCCGAAGGACTCCTCGGCGTTTTTGAGGGCTGATTCCAACGTGGATATTTTGTCCTTCTGCGCGTCAATCTCTTTGTTGAGGACAGTGTTCCGGGAGGTGAGGGCTTGGACGGATTTATCGTTTTTGGAGAATTGCGAAGTGACGAGATTCATCTCCGAGGCCAACACTTTGAAGGAGGCATTTATATCCCGAAGGGCGTTTTTGAAGTCTTTTTCGCCTTCGATGCCTATGCGTAAGCCGAATTTGTCTGCCATGTCCCCGCCTCCTGTCAAATATCGGTCAAAATAATGTCATCAATGCACAATTCCCGCCGGGGCTTTGCCCTGCCAATAAATTGCAAATGGCACTCCCACTGGTCGAGCAAGTGGCCGATGGGCATCAGCCACACCTCCGGCTCAGACCGGCCAAGCTGTGTCACGCCGTAATAAATCAGGCGGGTAAAGATTTCCTCATCTTTTACCCGCCCGGACTGTTTCCCTCGCCACCGTCCTCGCTTTGGATGTGGCGGTTGGTGCCGCGCACCATCGCCTCCATCAGCGCGTCCTTAAAGGAAGCCACCTCCAGCGGCGTGGTAAGCAAATCCACCACTTCCTCTGTGAGCAGCTCCTTTTTGTCCTCCGGGTTGAGGAGGTTGTGGGCCAAGATGGATTGGTTGGCGAATAATACAATCAGCCATGTCACCTCGTCCATCATCAGCTCGAAGTTTTCAGATTTCAGCAGCTTGTCTCCAAGATTTTCAATGCCGCCGTACCGTTTGGAGATTTCTTTGGTAGCTTTGGTAGACAGCACCAGTTTGTACTCTTTGCCGCCGATTGTGATTACCGCACTCCTGTCATTATCCATCGTTTTCGTCCCCCTCGGTGGTTTCCGGCTCCCCGGCGAAGGCCGGTTCATACACTTGCTGATACCAATCGGAAATAACCGAAGCGGACACCCCGGCATCCCCCTCGGTCACCTCGGCTTTCCACGGATGCTTATTTTGGGCATCCAGCTTGTTCCGGCGCATGACCGTGCCCTCGATGGTGGGGGTTTGGAAGGAAATGCTGTCCCCTTTGGTTTGTAGATTGGCGGCGGGAGATGCAAATTTCACCCGGTACAGCCAAAAATATCTGAATCTTCCATTGGCCTTTTGCGCCCGGAAGCCCACGGCCACGGGGTTTCCGATATCCTCGCCGGAGGAAATCAGCACACCGTTGTCATCGGTGGCCGCCCCGGTCAGCTCCTCGGCCACGCTGCGCCCGATGTCATCAATGCCGAGGGTCAGCTTCCCGTTTTTGAATTCTTTTACAATTTCTGTAACGCCATCATCCGCAAATAACACTGCTTCCGCAAGTTCCACGGACAAATCCGCTTTAATGGCTTTTGCCAGTCTTTTCGGGGGTTCGTAAAGTTCCGAGCCGTCCTCACCCTCGCTGATTTTGGCATAAAATAGACTGTCTAACCCGATTGTTGCCACGTTTATCACTCCAATTCATAGTTTTTTGCCACATCTATGGCATAGTGAAAAAATCCAGTATCATCCTCTCGTTCGATGTACCGGCGGTCGGTAATGGTAAAATCCGCACCCAGCAGTGCGTGGACGATGCTGTTTTTTTGCGCGATGTAGTTTCCCTGCATATATAAGGGCGCGCCGATACACAGACAATGCACATCGTCGCCAACATAGTAAATCTGCTCCTTTCCATTTTCGAGTTTTTTCATGCCGAGGACTACCCCGGATTGTGTTAGGTTTGCAATAGGTATCGCCTCCTTGTTTTCTTCATTTCACTATTTCACTTGACAAAAGTGTAATGATGTGATATGATTGTGAAAAAGTGAAATGAAGGTGATATTATGCGTGAGGATAACAATATAGAATTTAAGCGGGAATACACCGCCGACATCAAAAAAGAAGTAATGGCTTTTGCCAATTCAAACGGCGGCGTGATATATGTTGGCTGCGATGATGATGGGAACGCTTATCCGCTGCCCGATAGGGACAAAACGCTGACCCAGATTACAAACAGCATCCGCGACGGGCTTTTGCCTGACGTAACTATGTTTGTGGCATACGAAACCACTGAAAACGGCATCACCATCACGGTAAGAGAGGGGACGCATAAACCATACTTCCTGCCGGAAAAAGGCTTGAAGCCCTCCGGCGTTTATGTGCGGCAGGGTGCGTCCAGCGTTCCGGCCAGTTTTGAGCAAATTCGTGAAATGATTAAGCTGACGGATGGTGACAAGTTTGAAGCCGCCCGGTCTTTGATACAGGATTTGACGTTTTGGGAAACAGCCGAAGAATTTAAACGGTGCAGCGTGGCGTTCGGCGACAGCCAAATGCGGACGCTCGGTTTGATCGGCGCGGACGGCTTGTATACCAATCTGGGCCTTTTGCTGTCCGACCAAAATACCCATACGATCAAGTTCGCCGTATTTAACGGAACGAAAAAGGGCGAGTTCAGAACGCGCAAGGAGATAGAAGGGTCGGTTTTGCGCCAGATGCGTTCGGCGTTTGATTTTTTGAACCTGAATAACAACCTCGCCGCTACGGTTTCGGGGCTTGACCGCGCAGAGCAACACGATTACCCTGAGATAACCGTGCGGGAAGCCATGCTAAATGCCATCGTCCACCGTGATTACGGGTTTTCCGGCAGCATTATCGTGAACCTTTATGACGACCGCGTCGAATTTGTATCGCTTGGCGGCCTGATGCCCGGTTTAAGGACAGAGGACTTGTTTGTGGGCATTTCCCAGCCCCGCAATGAGAAATTGGCCAATGTCTTTTACCGTTTGAAGCATATTGAAGCATACGGCACAGGCATACGGCTCATCATGCAATATTATGAAGATTTTGAGACCAAGCCGGAAATCACCGCGACAAACGGCGCGTTTTCGCTGACCTTGCCGAACATGAATTACGCCCGCCCACTCCGCGTGGCTAGGCAGTTAAAGCCGCAGCATGAGATGGTACTTGATTATTTACGGAATAACGGTTCCATAACAAATGAGAATATACAGGAGATACTTTCCATTAAGCAAACACGGGCTTATCAGGTTATCCGTGAAATGGCAGATGATGGGCTGATTGCCAAGCGCGGGTCTGGCAGGGGGGATAATGAGTATGTTTTAATGTAATGATGGTTTTTTAATTTCTTTTTCGCTCATCTCATCAAGGCACAGTGAAACAACTTCTTTCAGCTTACTATGCAATTCATCTAATGAATGTTAGTTCAGAAAGAATCAGTGCCGAAAGATCAACCGAAACAACATCACCCCTCACCCTGCCAGCGCCCCGTTGCCCCGCAGGGTAATATCAGCCCATCGGCCGTGACCGGCAAGCCAATCTCATCCGCCATGACCTGGCCGCCGAAATTTTGCTTCAAAACGGTACAAAGCATATAGGAAAGCACCGCCGGCTGCAAGCCGGCCGTGTAGGAATTAACCAGAAAGAAAAGCGCCTCATCACTGAGCAGCTCAGCGGTCAATTGGATAAAAGGGAAAATGTTTTCTTCCATCTTCCATACTTCACCGCCCGGGCCACGGCCATAGGATGGCGGGTCCATGATGATGCCGTCATAACGATTGCCCCGGCGGATTTCCCTTGCCACGAATTTCAGGCAATCATCAACCAGCCAGCGAATCGGCGCCGCGCCTAAACCGG